CCCTTTCCTATTTTGGCCAGTCACTTGGCCTGTATCCCTTGAGGTATGCAACGATAAGCCTGATCATCCGTGGCGCGGGGCGGCGATATTGGGAACTCCCCTCCTGAAGTTCCATCTTCCGCGTTGTGGTGTCATCAGTGTCCAGCATTTCAGCAAACTCACGAAGCGTCAGGCCCAAGGCGTTCCGCGCTTCCTTTACCTCACTCGGCTTCATCGTCAATGTCCGCCATTTGGCTGCCGACGTGCAGCGCAATGGCAATGGCCCGCTGCGCCAGTTCCTCTGGCGTCATGTCTTTGTTGGATGCTGACCCTTGAAGGGCAGCCGTTACCAGTTGCATAAATTCTTCCATCATTGTTACTCCTTGGTGATGATGTTGGTGGACAGCTTGCCCATCATTTCGGTGAGCGGGTTCATATACTCGACGTCGATGCCGATCTCGCGGCCTTGGTCAATCAGGCGTCCGATGGCGGCGATGAAGGCCTCTTTCTTCGCGTCCACAATGGACTTCATCCCGTTGACGTAGGCATCGGCCTTAGCAAACAGAAGCTCAAATCCATCTTCAATGGGCGTGTGGATGTATTCGTTTTTGATGCCGCAGCCAGCCGAGGTCTGGCTTTCAATGACCAGTGTCAAATCATAGGCGATCCAGTTGACCTTGAGGCAGGCGCTGGGGTTATAATAACCCTTTTCTTTGATGCGGTCCTCGATCAAGCGCAGCCCGCCCAGAATTTCCGATGGTGTCATTTTAATTCTCCGTTATGGCGAGGCACCGTGCCTCACTTGGGTGTCATAGCATGGGGCTTTTGCCCCAGTCAATGTCTATTTTCAGGAAAGTTTGTAGCGCCTGATCGGCTTCTTGGTATATTTGTGGACGCCATCTTCAACGCGGGCATGGCCGTCTTTGACCATCTTTTCAAGGCAGGCTTCGATGTCCGCTTTCTTAAATGGCCTGCCCTTGTTGATAATCACACCCAGCGTCTCGCCATCGTCACCAGAAATGAGGTTGGCGATCCGCGCCCGCAGCGCCTCGGCGGGGGCGTCCTTCATGCGGTCATTGGACACGACCAGCCGCATCTTCTCGTTGATGTCCCGCAGGATCAGCGCGTAGGCCCACCGCACATGGTGTTCTGTCCGCAGCCCTTCGGGTATGGACAGGATAAGCGACACCTTGGCCACTTGCTCGTAGCCGCGCAGGCACAGCGCCTCAAGGCCTGTGATCGACTTGTGGCGCTCGGCCATGATGTCAAACAGATCAGCGACCTGTTCCAGCATTGCCTTGGCGTCCGATGATGTCGGGATGACGATCCTATCACCATAGTATTCGATCCGAGCGCCCGCCACGGCGGTCAAATCAAAGCTGCCGCCCATTGAGATTTGCTGCAACGCGGCCACCATGCGCTCAGGCATCGGGTTCTTGCGCCAGTTCTTCTTGCGTGGTGGGGTCGTGTCGCGCTCGGTGCAGAGGATCGCGCGGGCGATAAAACCGTTGGTGGCTGTCTCAAAGGTCACCATATTGTCAAAGTTGTGATTCGTGGTGAACCCAGACATTGACAGAAATGGCCGCTCAATCCCCTGATCGCTGTTTTCTATCTGGTGCATCAGACCCTTCAGGCGGCGCTCAAGGATCGGCTTCGGCCCGCCCTCTTCCAGCGCCTTTTCGATCTGCATGGCCTCTTTCCGCATCGACGCCCGAACCTCGTCGCCCATGTCGCCACTCAGCGAGAAAAAGTCATCGGCCTTGGAGTACGCCGACATCAGCGTACCGAAAATGCCTTCTAGGTATTGGGCGCTCCCCTTTTCCTGCGCGTTCTTGACCTTGTTCAGGAAGAACCCGATTTCGTCGATGACGTAGAGGCTGGGCTGATGGCGGACCATGTTTCGGACGATCTCCTGCTCGGACTTGATCGACCCATGCGTGGCCGCAGACAGGCCGCAGACCTTGTGGATTTCCTTCACCGCGCCCTGAACGGCCTCCTTGCCGCTACCAGAGCCTGCCACATTGAACACAAAGATATTGGTGGTGACGTTGTCCATGTCGTCAATGTATCGGCTGTGGCAGATGTTCCCCAGCGCGAAGATTGCCCCCATGACGGACAGGCGCTCGCGCTTCCGGCGTGATCGGCCTTCAATCCACTCGGCCATCTGGCCCGCAATCCCTGGGGGGCGCAGCAGGTCGATGCTTGATGTGTCAATCTCGGCCACCTCACCGCTTGGTTCCTCGACGGTCACAAATTCGGCTTCGGGGATGAAAGTCACGGGCTGCTGCCACCCGCCCTTCTCGGCATAGTGGATCAGGGTCGCCAGCGTGACGGGGTTTGCCGACCGACCGAAGGAATGCCACTTTTTGTCCATTTCCTCCCTGTCGTATTTTGCGCTCTGCGCGCTCCACTGGTCCCAGACGTTGAACGCCGACCCGCCGCTGGCATGGTGCAGGGCCATGCCGACCTTGACCCAGATTTCATAATCGTCAAACGAATCAACGCGCGAAACCATGTCGCTCAGGTCTTGGTGAGACACGTCAATGTCGATGCCGTTCACGTCGGTGCGGTGCTTCTCTGGCACGGTCAGGGCGGCAAGCAGAAGCGGCGGGCAGGCGTCGATCTCGTCAACCGATCCGACCGAAACTTCATACATCGCGCCACTGGCGTGGATCGACCCAGGCCCGACCACGAAGGCTGAACCGCTCTTGAAATCAACACCCTTATATTTCGACAGCCGCGACACCAAGGCGATCCCCTTGGGAACCTTGAAGTACAAATGTCGAGAGCCACCGCCAGACCCCGTCCTGACGATCATGCCCGCGCCAGCCACTTCGGGGTAATCTTGGGAAAGCTGCGCGAAGCCCTCAAGGCCACCATTTCTGGCATCAACGTCAATGATCAGAAATTCATCGGTGACCAGTCCATACCCAGTCCTAAACTGGCCCATAAGTTCCATCGTCTCGAACTGCTCCTCTGACCAGTTCGGCGTGTGCTGCCAGTTGCTCACGCGCGGATGTTTGAACAGGCTCTTGTCTGGGCAGTGGGGATTGCCACACTCGCACTTGCCATCCGGGCCGCGCCCATAGAGGCCGAATACGCTGTATCCAGCCTCCCAAAACTTCCGATATTCCATCGTTTATCCAAACAGGTATTGGGACAACACATCAATTGTCCGATTTCGGGGGAAGACCCGACCATGAAACACATTTGAGATCGTATTACAATGTAGTTTTGTTTCCGCAGCAACAATATCCATCCGTCTGTCGGCCAGAGCGGCGCGGATTCTCTCAACAGCCGCCTTCTTGTTTTCCATGTCGTCCATTCTTTCGTCTCCGATTGTTGTTTCTAATTGTTGACATACCCCCAATAGTGCCGTAGATCAATCCTCGTAGAGAAGAAGAAAAGGAGAGAAGATGAGTATTCTTGCTACGGCGGGTAAACCGCAATCACGCCCAGTGGCGATCACCATCCTCGGTGATGCGGGCCTAGGGAAAACCTCCCTCGCCGCCACGTTCCCCAAGCCAATTTTCATTCGGTCGGAAGACGGGCTTCGGTCTGTCTCTGATGGGATGATGCCCGACGCCTTTCCGCTGATCAAATCGGTTGATGATCTGTGGGCGCAATTGACGGCGCTGATCCGCGAGGAACACGAATACCAAACGCTGGTGATCGACACGGTCACGACGCTGGATTCGATCTTTACGGATTACGTCTTGGAGACAGACCCCAAGAAACCAAAGAGCCTGAACCAGGCCCACGGCGGCTATGGTGCGGGCCGAGACATGATCGCCAGCCTGCATCGGCGCGTCCGCAATGGCTGCGGGATGTTGATGGATCGCGGTATGAACGTGGTGTTTGTCGCCCACGCCGAGACTGTTCGGATCGAGCCGCCAGACGCGCCGCCATACACCAAGTATGCCATGCGGATGAATGAGAAATCCACCCTGCCATACATCGACAATGTGGATGCTATCGGCTTCATCCGGCTGGAAACATTCGTCACTGGCGACGGTGACGTCAAGAAGGCCGTATCGGACGGGACGCGGCAGCTTGTGTGCCACGCGATGGCCGCAAACGTGTCCAAGAACCGTTTCGGAATTTCCGATCCGATCACGCTGGACATCGGGGTCAACCCGTTTGCCCAGTATCTGCCCAAATTTATCAATGTGAAAAAGGACGTGACGAAATGAGCGATTTTTGGAAACTGTCAGACAACACCGATCTAGCCGCAGAAGGCACTGATGGCGCTTTTGATGCTGGCGGCGGCAAGATTGAGGTCATCCCAGAGGGGACGCAAGTTATGGCCGCAATTGACGAAGCCAAGTGGGATCGAAACCTTGATGGCGACAAGTTTATCAACGTCCGCTGGTCCGTCCTGCTGCCCGAAGAATTGGCGGGCCGCAAGGTTTTCCAAAAGCTGTGGGTTTCTGATTATGACCCGAACACTCTTGATAAGGAAAAAAATCCCACATCAAAATCCGTGACAAAGCAGGACAAGGCGAAGCGTATGCTGATGGCGATTGATGCCAATGCGGGTGGAAAGCTGGCGCTCAAGGGGGCCATGCCGACCGACAATGACCTGACGTCAAACCTGACGATGAAGCCTATGGTCATCAAAATCATGGTTTGGCAACAAGGTGATGGAGAGGGCAACTGGGTCGGCGCTGTCGCCCCCAAGAACAGCCAGCGGACCAGCAGCGACGAGTTGGCGAAGGCTCAGGCGGCACAGGCCAAGGCGGCGGCTGGCCGCTCGTCTGCGGGCAGCCTGAATGGGGATGAAATCCCATTTTGAGACGAAAAACGGGGACGCCTTCGGGCGTCTCAACCCTTATCATTATATATGGATTAGCTATGGAACCGAAAGACTATATGCTCCTCACGCCAAGTGAGCGGAGGGCATTGAGAAACGAGTATGCAGCCGAGCAGGGGGAGCGTTGCTGCCATTGCGGGGGCTTACTGACCGATCCCCCATCCCCAGATGTCCTCCAGCAGGAGATAAATTTAGCCCTCTTTCCGAGGGGCTTCCTTGATCACCCAGTTCACCTTCACCACAATCACGAGACTGGGATGACCATTGGCGCAGTTCACGCGCACTGCAATGCCGTACTGTGGCAATATCATGGAGAATAACATGGAACAGAGATCGGAAAAGTGGTTTGCCGCCCGCAAGGGGCGTGTGACTGGATCAATGGTGGGGGCCGCGCTGGGCCTTGATCCCAACTGCACCCGCGCCGAGGCCATGCGCCGCATGGTGCGAAGCTGGCAGGGCCTTCCCAGTGAGTTTCAGGGCAATATAGCCACCAACTGGGGGATCAACCACGAAGACGAAGCGCGTGAGGCGTTTGAGTATAAAACCCAACTCGCCGTCCAGCCCGCCACCTTTGTGGTTCACCCAACTATGGATTGGCTTGGTGCCAGCCCAGACGGTCTTGTCCTCAGTGAATCGCTGATCGAAATCAAATGCCCCTTCGGCCTGCGCGCCCATGACGCGCCCGTGCCATTCAAGTCCATTGAGGAACAGCCGCACTATTACGCCCAGATGCAAATACAAATGTTGGTGACTGGGCGCGACTTTTGTTACTTTTGGCAGTGGACACCGAACGACAGTAAGCTTGATGGGGTGACCTTCGATCCATCGTGGATCAACGAAAACCTGCCCAAGCTGGAGGAGTTCTATCAGGAATTTCTGTCGATCTGCGACGACGAGATTGAAGACTTCCGCCCAGCCATCGACAACCCACGGGCGCTGCAATTGCTGGCCGAATATGACGACCTCCAGGACGCGATCCTGCGCGCCGACGAGCGAAAATCGGAAATCCTTGCCGACATCATCGCCATGTGTGGAGGTAAGTCGTCCACCGTCTGCGGTCGCAAGCTGTCAAAGGTCGAAAAGGCGGGGTCGATCTCTTACGCGAAGGCGATCAAGGAACTGGCCCCAAATGCGGACCTTGAGCGGTGGCGCGGCAAGCCGTCGTCTTACTGGATGCTGAAATGACGCTTCGGCCATACCAGAAGGAATCCCACGACGCCATTATGTCGTGGGTCAGGCACAGCCGCGCGCCGTGCTGCATAGAGGCGGCGACGGGAAGCGGGAAGAGCCACATCATCGCCGCCGTGGCCGCGTCAATCAACACGATGTCTGGGGGCAAGCACATTTTGTGTTTGGCCCCATCGGCAGAATTGGTTGTTCAGAATGCCGAAAAATACAAATTGACGGGTTCCAAGGCGTCGATATTCAGCGCCTCCGTTGGTCAAAAGAGCCTGCGTTACCCCGTGGTGTTCGGGACGCCCGTGACCGTCAGCAATGCCATTTCCAGTTTCGGGAAAAACTTTGCCGCCGTAATCATTGATGAATGTCACGGCCTGACACCCACCATCAAGGCCATCATAGATGCCATGCGGGACGCCAATGAGAACCTGCGCGTGATCGGACTGTCGGCCACTCCATACCGCATGAATTCTGGGTACATCTTCAACAAGTGGCCCGATGGGTCACCTGTGGCGGAATGGCAGACCAAGAATCCGTATTTCGCGGCCTGCGTCCACAGGATCAGGGCGGGCGAGTTGATTGATGAAGGTTTCCTGACCAAGCCCGTGATCTCCGAGACTGGCGCTGACGGCTATGAGACGCTGAAAATGCAAATCAACAGGACTGGCAATTTCAACAGCGCCGACGTTGATATGGCATACCACGGTCACGGTAGGAAGACGTCGCTGATCGTGGCGGACATCGTGCGTCGGTCATCTGATCGGCGTGGCGTGATGATCTTCGCCGCCACCATCCAACACGCCGAAGAGGTCATGGCGAGCCTTCCGCCCAGCCTGTCGGCCTTGGTGACGGGTGAGACGCCAAAGTCAGAGCGGGACAGCATCCTGCGCCGTTTCAAGGCGCACCAGATCAAGTATTTGGTCAACGTGTCAGTCCTCACCACGGGGTTTGACGCGCCGCACGTTGATGTCGTGGCCCTGCTTCGGGCCACCGAGAGCGTCGGCCTGCTTCAGCAGATGATTGGCCGTGGCCTGCGGGTGGCGGATGGCAAGAGAGACTGCCTGATAATGGATTATGCCCAGAACATTGAGCGCCATTGCCCAGATGGCGACATATTCAGCCCCGAAATCTCCGTCTCGGTCGTTGGTGGCGAGAAGTCAGAGATCAAGGCGGAATGCCCACTGTGCGGTGCGGAGAATCTATTTTCAGGAAGGCCGAACAATGAGGGCTTCAAAATAGATCGCTTCGGCCATTTCTTGGACCTTGACGGGAACCCAATCGAAACAGAGTGGGGTCCGATGCCCGCGCATTACGGTCGCCGCTGCCGATCAACAGTCAATCTGGCGGGCAATGAGGTCCAGTGCCACCACCGATGGACGTTCAAAAAGTGCGGCCTGTGCGACACAGAAAATGACATCGCGGCCAGATATTGCGAGGGATGCAAGGCCGAGATCGTTGACCCGAACCAGAAGCTGGCAATTGACTTCAAGAATTTAAAGAAAGACCCCACCCGGCGCCAGACGGACAAGGTCGTTGAGTGGAGAGAGCGTGACCACATTTCCCACTCTGGAAAGGCCACGCGCAGGGTTGACGTTGTGACCCCATATAGGTCATTCTCGTTCTGGGTGCTGAAAGAGCCGACGTTCCACAAGGCTAGGGTCCAAAAGTCCCTCTTTAACGAACTCAAGGGCAGCATACCGCTTACGATTACATACATAAAAGATGCTGACAGTGGCTTCTACAGCATCTTGGCTTACAATGAGGTTCCAGATGAAAGTTCCAGCGGACATTAGGATTTTTGGCGACATGGAGTTTCGGGGGCCATGCGCCTCCGAGGCCGCCGAGCAGGTGACCTTCTTTGCCCGCCTTCGGAAACAATATCCGCAGTATGGCAAGATTGCGCTCCACCCACGCAATGAGGGGAAGCGGACCCATCTGCAAGCTGCCAAGGAGAAGGCCGAGGGCATGGTGACGGGGGCCACCGACATCATCATCCCATCAAGCCCCAGCTTTGTATGCGAATTGAAGCGCAGGAACCACACCCTGTCGTCGTTGCACAAGCCTCAAATAGACTATATGAGCGCGGCGCAGGCGGCTGGTTGCTTCGTGTGTGTCGCATTGGGGGCTGACGCTGCATGGGAGGCGTTTCTGGAGTGGTCTGATGCTAAAGCCCAGTGAACGTATCAGGCGCGTCCTGACGGGCGCTGTGAGGCTGGAAGACGAGGATGCGGCGATCCAGTCTGTGTGCAGCAAACATATCTATGATGCAGCAGTCTCCATCCTGAAGATGAAAGACAAAATTACGAGGCAGGCAGCCCTGAAAAAGCTGCCCGAATCCATCCGGCCCCACGTTGAAGATGAAGTGTGGCGGATTCACAAACAGAGGAATCCGAAATGAGATTTTACATTACCATGAACATGCCATCGCGCAGTGGCAACTCCATTCACCAAGTCATTGGTGAGCATCGCGCCGCGTCCTTGGAAGAATTTCACGAAACCCTGAATGACGTTGATTTCATTGTGGTCGAAGAATTCTACAAGAACCAGAGTGGCGGATTTTACAGCGTTGGCGAGATCGTCTTGAACACCATGCACATCGGCAAGGTCAAGGTATCGGACTGATGACCAAGAAAAAAACGGTGGCGACCATTACGCGCAGCGCGAAGCATCCACGGATCGCGTATATCATCATCCCCAAGGGGATGGTTCCAGACAGTGATCGAGTAGACATTTTGATGAATTCCAAGAAAGTATTGGCATTTGATTTTCACGCCGAGGGAAAGACATCCGTATACAAGACCAGCCGTGACGCCGCGACGGTCAGGATAAACTTTCCCATCGCGGTGGTTGATGAAATCCCCTACGGCGCAATGGACTGCACCTTGGCCCCCAGAGGGGGATTATTCATCGTCACGGGGCAGTAGGCCATACCACGTCATTGGGGAACCCAGGCTGCTGCGGAATGTCCAGTAGCGCGCGGCGGTAATCAGACCACGCCTGCTGCCGCTCTGCGGTCATGTCGCCCCACCGCAGTGGATTGCTGATCAGGGGGTCGACTTGGGTTGCGAGGATGAAGTCGCGCTGTCTGCGGACCTGCCTTGATGCTACCTCATCCAATTCAGCCTGTGTTGGCGGGATGTATGGGGCGGTGGCGGGATCAGCGGCCATCCTGCTATGAAGCTCCGCTACATCAAATCGCGCGCCCGTATCTTCGGGATCGCATGTAAATGGAATCCATCCGTAAGTTGGATGATTGATCTCACAATCAATACGGTTCTGGCCGATGTGTTTTGCGTTGCGATATTCCATGATTACGATATTCTCAAAAATAGACCAGTTTGGGAATCCTGACTGGAAGAAAAAGTTTCACCCATCAATCGCCAATTTCCAGATAGGGGAGACGAGCCAAAATCGACTACGTAATACGTGCCAAAACTGGTAGAGGTTCTATATATGGAGGCATAACGAAGGTTGCTTCCCGATGTAGAGCCGCCACCACTTACAGCCGTATTGCTATTTGTTCCCGCAAACGCATAAGTACCGATAGCCCCACGACTTCCATCAGCGATTTTGTCCTGAACGTATGTGGTGCTGACATTGTCATTGATGGACTGTAGCGTCCGCAGCGGGGTCATTATGACCGTGTTGATCGGACTGTTAGATATGGCTTGCGACTCCGTTGCAACATCAGTCAAGATGTCGCCGCCAATTACAAGGCTGCTGCCGAGCGTTGTAATCCCGTCAACGTCTAATGTGCCGCTGACAGTGACGTCTGTGAAATCACCGCTTGCTGGCGTGTCAGCGTAAATAACATTCGTTCCATCACAATAGACTGAACGGACAGAGCCACGTGGAACCGTGACCGACGTTCCGCCACCCGCGCTGTCTATGGTTAGGACGCGCGTACTGGTGCCAGACCTGTTTTGGACAACCCACTGTCCCTTGACGCCGCTGGGGATTCGATATGTGACGTTTGCAAGAAATGCGCTGCCTGTGGACCTCAAGCACATATTCTGCACGTCATCAATGGAAAGGGCAACCACGCCACTGGTATCACTGATGTTAAGTAAACCGCCGAATGCTTTATCCAAGATTGAGACGTTGCTATTTGTCGGGACGCCCCAGTTTGGGTCACCGATCCCTACAATGTTTAGGTTCTTGTTGGTCGTATTTGTAGTCGCCATCAGATGCTCCTGTTCGCAATTTCGAGGGCGCTGGCCACGGTGTCGTCTGGCGTGTTCAGCAGGCCCTCTGTGTGGGCGCTCAGGCCCTTCTTAGCACGTTCTGCTGCCAAAACCAACTGGTCTGCCTCGGCCTCGTGTCCGCCAACCCTGCCGCCAGATTTGCGGCCCATGCGTTGGCTTTCGAGGTTCACCAAGGCGTTGGGGATTGCAGAGTTTACTTGCGGAACTGCACCGCCCACGCGGCCAAGCGCATACTGACTCAATCCAGACAGCTTTGGGCTTCCAAGAGCTGCCGCGCCGATACCATGCGGTCCCTGCGCCGCCAGCATTCCAAGGCCAGCTAGGCCGAAACCTTGATACGATGGGGGTGCGACCTCCCTAAATGCCATGCCCGCCAGCATCGGAATCAATTCCTTGCCTGCGCTTGTTGACGATGACAACCTCTTCAAAAGATCAAGGCGATCTTCCTTTTTCAAAAGGGACAGAAGTTTCTGTATTCTTGCCGTCTCAGACAGGTTGTCATTAAAGCCGATCCCCTTCAGGTCTTTGAAGTTCTGAATCCACTGCTGGTATCTTTCCATCATGTCGGCATAAGTTGGGTCCGCCTTTGCAATGGTATCGCGGACAGACTTTGCGATCTCCCCCGCAGCGCCAATGTTTCCGCCAAGGCGATTTGAACTTATTGTGTCGTTCAATGACCGTTTTAGGGCATCTAGGCCGACGGCGCTTCTGTGCGCTGGATTTGGCGATGTCGCCACGTCGTCAATCTGGCTCTTCATGTCAGCAAGTACGGCCCTGAATTGAGGAAAAAGGCCCCTTGACTGAAGTTCCGACTCCACCCTGGCTACCGTTGAATATATGTCGTTCATCGGAAGTTCGTCAGTGGCGAGTTGCGACTTGCCTTTAAGGTATGCCGCTTGCTCCTTGCTCTTCAGTTCCTGCATCATGTTTTCGCCAAGTTCGGATACCGTGTTGATGGGGGTATCCTTTCTTGTGCCGCGCAAGAAAGCTTTTCTTTCCACCTTGTCGCCTGTGCGGGCAACCTGTTCCGCAATCTTCAGGGCAGCCGCTGGCGATCCAGTTGCCAGAGCCTGTGGGATTTTCAATGCCCCAGACGCAACGCGCGGAGCCGCAGAAATTGTCTTGGTTGCAAGAGCAAGTGGATCGCCAAGCTTTGATGCCTCCGCGATAACCTTTGCGGCCTTACCGATGACTGGAACCTTTGATGCAATGCCAACGCCTGGGACGACGGTTGCGACATCCATGCCAATGGCAAATGGGTCTTCGGCCAGCGTCTTGGCAAACTCGCCGTAATCGGTGTACCGTTTCTTGTACATTTCCCCGATGGCATTTACGGACTTCTCGGCCTCGGCCTTTGCGGCGGGGTCTTGCTCAAAGCCAATTGCGCCAGCGGCCTTTGATGCCAGACCCTTACCAACATCACCCATAGCGGAAAGGGTGTCATCGTAATTGTAGATGGCATTCCCAAGCTGCTTGACGACATTTGCGCCGCTGCTTGGCAGGTTGGTGACCGCCGTGCCGAGAACTTTGCTGATCGGCATATTGGCATATTCAGATGCGGGAAGCTGCCCCTCAACTGGTGTCAGCGCCGCCCGCGTGGCGCTTGGAGCGGCCTGAATGGCTGCCGCTTGCGGTGCGTGTTGAATGCCAGTCGTGGCCCGCGATCCACCCACGATGTCACCCATCAATTTCTGATACAGTTCATCGGAGCCAGAAGGTGAACCGTCATTTCCGCTTAGATACCTTGGAGTCTTCCAACGGTCACTGTCCATTTTATCCCCCAAAGTATCTGGAAACATTTCCAAGGTTTGCAATTTCATTTTCGCTCATTCCACTCTTTTTGAGGAACGCGGCGATGATATTGTTTTTCTGTTGGGAGTTCAGTTCGGTCCCAGAAAGAATGCTGATCATCGTGTCGCCATCCGCATTGATGGGTTTCGCCCCATCAAGGACTATATTCTTGAGTGCCTTTTCTTCCGCAATGTATTGACGACCATATGTGTCACCAAAGACAGTTGGGGCCTGAGTGGTTGTATGGCTGCCGTTGCCACCCAGATTTTGATACTCACGAATGAAACCGTTCATGTCTATCGCCCTTTGATTTGCCATCATCAAGGATGTCATGATCTTAGCGTTAGTCTCTGGCTCCAAAGCCTGATTTGGCTGGACGGCAAGAATAGTCTCCAAGGCCTGAGCGGCAGATTGCCCGCTCCCGCTTGCCATGTCGAGCGCGCGCAGCACCCCCGATTTTGCCAAAATCTGAGCGTCTTCTGGCGTGTTGATGCGATACTGACTCTGACCAGTTGCATCCAGAATTTCATTTATGACCCTGAATGCCTCGGTTTGATACTTCTGGAACACGCCGCTCGAATCCATGTTTGATGTCGCCTCAATCTGATTGAGCAGGGATGGCATGGATGATCGGGCAACTTCGGATGATGCTCCGTAGTCTTGAAGCATTTTCGCTGTTTCTTCCTGAGCGCCAGCATAGTTTATTGTCGCGCCAGTTCTTTCCTTTTCGAGGGCGCTCTGAACTTGAGGAGTTTCAAACACGGTCCCGATCTCGCTGACCGCCTTTTGTTTGGCCGCTTCTCGAATTTGTGCCTCAACTTGAGGATTGCCAGAGGCCCTCAGACTTGGATTGTTAAGGTATTCATTGAGAGTTGCGGTTCCACCACCCTCCAAAGTCACCAATGGTGCGCCGTTAGGACCAACCGTGAAGAACCGTTCAGCCGCCGCAAGAATGTTGGTGCGGTTGGTTTCTGCTTGGGTCTGGGCAATGTTTGCCAATTGGCCTTGACGCGCCATGTAAGTATTGGCCGCGCCAGATACGCCCGCGCCGATGGTCGGCAGCAGGAATGGCGATGGGTTTGACAACATGTCACCGACGCCAGCGAACAGCGACAGCATGGCGTCCTTGTTCATCGAGCCGTCTGGGTTCCGCATGATCTTGCCAAGCCAGTTGCGGTCCTCGTATGGCTTCAAGCCGCCCTCTGGGGCGTTACCACGGGACGAAACCATAGCGTTCCCAGCTACGCCGCCTTGGGCAGGAATGGGGCTGCCATCCGCTCCAATTGGCGTGGTTGAGTACGTGGATGGCCCGCCACTTCCACCTTCCTGCTTCTCCATAGCGGTAAGCATGGCGCTGCGCTGCTGTGGAGTAAGGTCAGACAATTGAGTGTTTACGGGAACTCCCAAAGCTGCCGCGACATTAGCAGCATACCTTTCGGGGTCATTTGTTCCATCACCTTTTGGAGCGTATTTCGAGATCGCGCTTCCAATGTCCATTCCGCCGTACACGCCACTCTCAAAAAGCAGGGCCTCCTGAGCCTTTCGTCCAGTTTCGTAATCTGGGAACACTGCAAAGCGTCCATCTGTCCCGACCGCGCCGTAACTTTTGGCGAGGTCGCCATATTCCAAATTGCCTGGGTTGTTGTTGCGGAAATTCAGGTCGCCCTGCTTCCGCTCCTTCGTGCCATCGGTATACATAACATCGGTGAAGCCGTTACCACCGCCAATAACACTGGCAATCTTGCGACCAAAAGCAGGTGGGGCAACCACGCCAGTGGGAGAAACCGCACCAGTGGGGGCAACCACACCAGTTGGAGTAACCTCTGGCGCGACAGGAGTTCCAAGGTCTGCGGGACGCATTCTTGGCCGTGGGATCAGGGATTGCTTCATCGCTTCGGCTTGGTAATCCCCAGGGCGCGCATTCATGGCCGATGGCGGCAATCCAAGGCCGACAGCGCCAGTCTGATCGAACCTTGGACCAGCAACGTCGGCAAGGGAAAGTGGCGTTTGCGTTGCCGCAGTGTCACTCGTCCCCGCACCAACCGCCGCCGCGTCAAGCGCCCGCGACCGAGCAAGCGCCTCGGCCTCTCTTGCCTTTTGTTCCGCAATGGCGACGGGGCTTGGCCCTCGGAAATCGCTGATCGGAGCAGCGGACGACTGCGGCATGACGCCAGCCAGACGTTTATACATATCCGATATTTCTTTGTCAGACCCACGGGCAGCGGTTTCAGCATCAAGCATATTCTGGTATGCAGTATCCCCAAACTTCATCAATGCGTTGCCAGTCTCTGGCGCACCCACCAAGCCAGCACCCAAGCCTGCGGCCTTAGCGCCCGCGCTGGTTAAGCCACTGCCAAGCATTGCAGCGGTGGCCCCAGCCCGTGCAGGCAGATTTAAGGACGAAAGATATTCTGGATATGTTCGGTCTTTGTTTTGAGCCGCAGCTTCTCTGGCATTTTTTTCTTCAAGTGCATAAGCGTCAGAAACGCCTTTTGCGTTATTCAGAATTGAGCCAATCAGTGGAGTTGATGGATTGGAAATAACATCAGCAGCGCGCTGCCACCAAGGTTTATCCTCAACAGCGCCATCCGTCTGATACCCGTGACGGCCACCCGCCACGCCGCCGCTGGCGAACTTGTGGGCTTGGCTGTAATCAACGGTCTTGTATCCTTGGGACTGGCCTACGGCGTCTGGATGCTTGCGCTCGACCTCGTCCGCCATGAAGCCGACATGGGTCTGCTGGGCGTCGTCGCCCTTGTATTTGAACGTGTAGATCGGCAGCCCGTTGTGGGTCTTCCCGATCTCTTTGATGTCGTGCTTTAGGCGGCGGTCGGAGAACAGGGATGCAATAGAAGCAATCGACCCCAGTGTGCTGGCGACATTGCTCAAGCCGGATTGCTGCTGACCGCTGCCGCCTGCGGATTGTGGGGCGGTCGGTTGTTTCTTGTCTTCTTCCTGCTTGGCAAGGATTGAATCAAGGTATCCCCTATGCTGCTGCGGTGATACGCCCTGCGCCACGATTGGGGCGGGGATAAACCGACCATCGACGCCTCCACCGTAGGCCTTAAACTGCTTGTAGAACTTGCCATCCTTTCCAAAATACTCGTTCAACTGGCTCAGGTCTTTTCCCGCGCCTGCGGCGGCAGACAACATATCCGCCAAGCCCTGCTGCTGCTGGCTCAAGAAGTTTGGATCGGCAACCATCACGTCGCCAACTGGCAGATAGCCCTCTGGCACATATCCCGCAGAGCCTGGCTGCGAACCGACGGGGGAACCATACGGCCCCGCAACGCCACCCGACGCAAACGCCTCGCCACGGTGGTGAGGGTGGACGCCGCCGCCCATGCTTTCGGTAGCTTTGTTGTAATCAACAGTCTTGTAGCCACTGGGATCAAGGCCGACAGCCTCTGGGTGTTTCTTCTCAACCTCGTCAGCCATGAAACCAACGTGGGTCTGCTCTTGGGGGTCGCCCTTGTATTTGAACGTGTAAATAGGCATCCCGTCGTGGGACGTGCCGATTTCCTTGATGGCGTGCTTCAGGCGGCGATCCGACCAGAAAGACGCAGGCTGCGTGGCGGTCGTGGTTGATCCAGACTGCGCGCCAGTTCCCAAGCCGATGTTTGCCAGCCAGCTAAGGACTTGGAATGGGTAGCCCTGCTCCTGCTGGAACTGGTTGATAAGTGCGTCCTTGCCAGCTTGCTCGGTCTGCTGCATCTGCGTCCCCATCGCAAGCTGATTGCCCGCGAGGCCCGCCATGCGATTCAGGTCATTCATATTTGCGTTGGTGGCCTGATCGTATCCTTGGCTGTAGATGTTGGCCATCGTAGACCCCATCGCCATATTCTGCTGGTTGGCAAGGTTTGCGGCAGCAACGCCAGCGCGGTCACCACCGAAAGCGCCAGACTGTGCGGCAGTTCCGAGAGCGCCAGATTGCGCCTGCTCGTTTGCCTGCTCCATCTGCTTCCGCGTGGTATCGGCCACATTCGTCAAATAAGGATTTAGATAATTTTGAACGGTGTTATAGCTGGGGCCAGATTCCGCAATTTTGTTCAAGCCAGAAATGCCCATTTTCTGCTGCTCGTTCATCTGAGCGACAAAGTCGGACGCTTGAGTTCCATATTTCTGGAACGGGGTATTGGAGATGGACTCTGCCTTGGTGTTGATCGCATTATACCGATCCATAACCTCCTTGGGGATGGTTACGGTATTCGTGCTAGTCGTTGTCTTGCCGCCCATTAGGTTTCCCCTTCGATTTCTGGCGGAATGCCAGTCTTGGCGTTGTAAAGGAAGTACACTCCAGCGGGAGGTCCGAATGTTCTTTCGTATAGGCGAATTTTTGCCTTAGTCCGTTCATTGGACAATACACCAATTGCGAGTGGCAATTCAAGGTTTTCCGCCATAACCTTAGCAAACTCCGCCAGCTTGCGCGCCCGACCACCCTTTGCGGCACGAAATTCTGGGTCAACGTAGATTGCCTTTTCCTCAAGAACTGGCTCGGCGCTATACCAGACTGGGCCGATGTTCAGCAGGATCGCGCCCTCAAGAGGCCCGCCGACTTTGCTTCCGATAACGCCAACAGCGCCACGTTGCATGGTGAGGGAGGCCCACACTTGGTTTGCCAGCATTGCCAGATCGGGTACGACGAAGGCATTCTCCTCTGTGGCGGCTACAGCCAGCCGCATCATTTCCTCAAAGTCTGCGGCGACACCGAGGCGAACTGTAATTTCATCCATAATTTAATCCTTCTTTGGGCCTGGGAGATTTTGCAGGGTCTTGATTGTCTTTTGGCGCATTTTCTTCACGAAGGCGTCGAGAATCTTGTGGCCGTGATCAACGTCACCTTTGCCAATTTCCACGACGTCTTCGGGTGGTATCACATATTCCCCGCCAGCCGCAACGATAGGGACGGAATCAACCTCGCCACCGGCAGCCCTGCGCGGCGCGGGAACCCCGTAGGGCAGGCCCCGTGCGCCGTATGGCATACCACTCTGGCCGTATGGGCCTTTGTGCGAAAAGATATTTTTGGCCACCTTGAAGCCAGCCATGCTGTTGCCCTCGCCCATTGCCGAAATGATGTCAGCGGGAATAACGTAGGAGCCAGACGCAACGTGCATGGGCAGGTGATCTGTGCGGCCAGCCACAGAGGAGTGGATCGCCCCCTTGTGGACCTTTATTCTGCCGCCGCGGGCGCGGGCCGTATTCAAGGCAGCCGCAATAGCCTGATCCTGCGGGTGGCCAGATTTGATCATTTCCGAAATGTTTTTGGAAATTGTTTCCTGCGACGTTCCATGTTTCAGCGGCATCTTACGCTCCCTCGGAATATGTGACGACGACAGTCATTCCAGTGCCTGGGTCGACGACGAGGCCATTGTTGTATGGCATATTGATTACCGTCACGCCAATCACGTTTGTGATGGCAGCCAAGGCGTTGGCCGTGCTTGCCGTGTTGGTGCCGTCATAGATCACGCAGGCGCTGCTTCCCGCAACAACAACGCTGACAGATGCGAGTCGGCCCTGCCCGCTAGTCACAAGGGTTGTTGTTGTCATAGTTGTAGATCGAACCGCACCTTGGACTTTCAGGTAGGTGATGCCAAGCTGGTTCACTGAAGTGACCACGTTCTTTGCGGCGGTAAGGATGTCTGATAAGGATGCCATCAGTATTTTCCATCTGGTTGGAGGCGGTATCGGATATTTCCCATCCGCCAGAATGTGCCGATCTGATTGCCAGTGACCCTGATTGAGATCAGTCTCGCCCTGATACGCGGCGAGATATACTCTGTCTGCTGACTGATGCTGTATGGGCCGTAAACGATGGCTTCTTGGCCTGGGTAGTCAACCGCATAAAATGTGATCTTCACCGTGGCGTTGTTTTCCCCGCCGTAATACCCCCACTTCATATCAGGCCAGACCTGATCAATGAAGGTCTTGGAATCGCCCTCGTCGAGCGCGAAGTATCCAGTCTGGACGTAGGCGTCCATTGAGGAGCCATTAGCGTCGGTCGATGTCTCGTGCTGGTATATGTTCAGATCGGAAGACGCGCCAATCGGAGGCCCAAACACGCCCTGATCAATCCACGCGGTTCGCGTCAGCGTTCCAAAGTCCCACTGCTGAAGAAGCGTGTTGTACTTGACATACTTCTTAGGGACGCCATCACCTGGTGATCCATCTGGGTTTTTGATGGGGTAATACCACGCGATCTCTCCGAAGCGGCTGTTCGGTGCGCAGCGCACGTTGCTCCAGTAATCTGTATCAATGTCTTGGAAGATCACATCCCACACGGGGCATGGAAGTGGCTGTATGCCGCCGCCAGCCAGCATGTAAAACTGACTTTGCGACATCCAGTAAACGACGCCGCCCATTGTTCCCATCGCCTTGGGGCCAACCAAGCCGCAGCCAGACCCAATCTCGTTGAAAGAGTAGACCAGAGGCAGGTTGATATATTGCATCGACCACAGATTGGTGTCCGTCCACAGAAGACCCTGTTGCGGACCCTGCATTGCGCCCACGATCTTTGACCCCTTCGGGATGCGGAACGAACCAGCCTGATTGCTGACTGTTGCCACCCAACTGGTGAAGTTTCCAATATCAGTCCAACGCACCAATAGGGGGTCTTGAATGCCATTGAATGTGGAGCCGTAGGCGATGACCTGCCGTTCAGGCATGGCAACGAAGCATCCCTCGTTGACGCTGGGGGCGTATGGAACGACGTTTGCGTGGTCGCCGCTATTGAGAGTGTCGTAATAGAAAATCCCGCTTTTTGCTGGGCTTGCGATCAGAAATCCGCCCCAGTTGTCTAAAGACCAATCATTGACTTCAAGCGGAGACGCAGAGTTTCTACTGGTAGTGCTGTAAGCGCCGGGGGGGAAACCCCACGATTCTATTGTGACAGTGCCAGATGTTTCGGTCGCGAAGTTTGCGGCCACCGCAAAGGAAAATGTGCTGCTGGTGCCAGACGTTGCGGATGTAACGATGTATGTTCCATTGTAATTTGTTGTCCCGCTGATTGTAATCTGAGAACCTGGGGCAACATACAACAATTGGCTCAACGTCACCGTGGCAACAAGGCTTGCTGATGATATTGATGTAATTGGGCGTTGACGGCCACCGCTTGATGTTACGCCCGTACCGAATCCACCTCCGCCAAAAAGGCCCTCACCAAAACCACTTGGAGGAGGTATATTCTGCTTGCCAACATAGTATACAATTCTGGCTGCGCCGCTGTTCATTGAAGCAGTGGCGGTTGACGTGGCGGAGTTTTCCGCCGAAATGTAAAAATCGTTTGTTGTAACTGACGGCGTGTCAAGTACAATGTAATTTCCATAAAAACTCAAGCCGCCAACAGTGACTGGCACTAAAATTGCAAATGTTGATCCTGCTGTGTACCCGTGGCTTGCCAACGTTACCTTGACATTGGAATTTCCGCTCGTGGTATCAAACACAGGAACGGCCCCGCCATTGGTGACGGTTGATGTGGCGGGGGTTAGCAGGCCGATAATATTTCGAGCAACAACTTGGTATGCGTCATCGCTTACGGCAATCGTGGGGTAATACCCAGACAAAATAATGCCGCCCACGCTGATGGGTGTCAAAATGTTTACGCCATCGTATGACGAGATATTTGAATTGGTGTCGTCAATAGTGACGGTTGAGGAACCAGTCACGGTGTCACACGAAATTGCAAAATTGTATGTGTAGAATTGAGGCGATATTTCAACGGAATTAGCGTTGCCCTCTGCGTATGAAAGGTTTTGTTCGGTGCCTATTGCAAGATAGGACGTGCCGTTGGTGTCCGCCCAAGAATGAAGGGCGCGGATTATGGCCGTCTGGCTTGAAGAAAACTTTGTCCATCCGCCAAGCTTTTGCGGCAAACCAAGGCCTTGCCGATCTGGGACAAACCTAATCAGATTGCTCTCTGATACCGCCGCCTCATTCAGGGCGGGGGTTCTGTTCTGATCAACCCCTGGGATCAGTTTAAGGCTGGCGTGTGGCATGTATTACCCTCGCGTCGGTGATGCGACTTGGGCGGGCGATTGAGACGACCACGCCGCAGCCTCGAATTTCTTGCGGGCTTCCTCAACCGTCGCGGACTTGAGAAGTGCCTGATATTGACCCTCATAGCTTTGCGCCATTTGGGGGTCATCCGACTGACGCCCGAAGTTGCGCTGGTATGCGGAAATGTAGACCATTGACGCCATGATTAGAAGGTCTGGAAGATATTGGCTGATGAACGAAACCCCATTTCCGTTTCCAGCCGAGCCAATCATCGTTGCGGATGTGGGTACATCAACGGATGCTGAGAGAGCAACTGAAATTGTCGTGTCGCCAGTTACCGTTGCAAGGAAAGTACCATTCCACAAAAACGGAGCGAAGCCAGTCAACGTCACCAGTGTACCGCTGGAAAGACCGTGTGGAGTTGCAAAGGAAATGTTTCCAGTTGTGAGCGTCTGGATTGCGGAAACGATCTGTGGGGTGAATCCCAGCGGAGCGGGCCTCAATGTCCCCACCACCTCAACGTAGTAATCGACATCCGGCACTGGACCGACAAGGAACAGCGTGTCGTTGAATGGGACGAAGTATTTCGGTTGCGCCAGATTGCCAGACAGGGAGGAGCCGAAGACGGCGTCCAGATATTCCTTTGTTGCGGGCAGAAGGGGGATACGCTCGGATACGTCTGGATCGGTATCGCCAGCGGGGCTGATCAAGTTGATCTGTTCGCTGACAACAAAATACGATCCATCAGACAAATTCTGGCTGAACGACAACCTCCTATCGCCAGCGGTCAACTTGTAGCTGGGTCCAGTCAACGAAGCAGATGTGTCCAACAAATCCAAGTCGCGGTTGATGCGCAAGGTGGCGTAATCAATCATCATTTGGAGGATTGACAGGAAGTTTGTATCATTTGGCGATACAACAGCCATTTCCGCGACCTGATTCTTGTATGTCTCGTATGTCAGTCCGACCATGATGCCACCTTACGTTTCAAGGCCACTATAGACCAAATATTCGTTTCAACCAATAGACGTCGCAATGTCTCCGCCACACGCAAAATACCCAGCGCCGTCAACCCAATTGTCGGCGTGTCCCTCATTCTCTTTGATGCGGGCTGCCTTCAGAAGCGCCATCATCACGGCCACGTCGGTCGATGTCACATTTACGTCCAAATGGATGGACCAATAGGCCGCGATAGTTTCAAAGTTCCGCTCCATGTTACCATGTGTGGCAGCCCGATCTCTGGTGACATATGCCTTGGCGGTGTCGAGAATCTCGGAGCGGTTCATAGTGACACCTTTATGCGGCTGATTTCGCCAAGCTGCTTGTGAAATGTTATAGATTGCATTTGAGATTGCGATCCATAGGCGCGAGACATAGAGTAAAAATCCCGTGGTGTCACTGGTCGCATCTGCTCCACCTGAACGCCACCAATGTCCTGCATTTTTGCATGATGCAAATGGCCAGTAAAGTAAAAACGAAATCTTGTCCGCCCCCACATTTCTGGCCACTCGTTTGCGAGGTGCATCACCAAACGCTCGGCCTTTGCTTTGTCCCCGTGGTGTGCGGCAAAAAGGCATAGACCAAACTCCATGATGAAGAAGTCACCTACGTTTTTTTGAATTTCTATGCGCGGATTGCCCCTATATCTCTGGATCATGGCCATTCTGACTGCCAAGTATGCGTTTCGGTCGTGGTTTCCTTGGATAACTGACACCAGGACCGTCTCATGCTTTGCGGCGGAAATCTCAATGGCTGCCGCCAGCGCGTCTATGGCGGATTCGATTGTCTGCTCGATTCTCGTGTCTACATCTAAAACATGGCCGCTTTGCGTCATGTTTGTATTGTCGTTATGATGCAGAAAATCGCCACCCACAAGGATCACACCAAACTTTGATGATGGCGCAGCGGCAACGCAGCTTGCTATCCCATTTATTATGCGCTGCGAGGCAATCTCCGTGGTGTATTCTTCCCCAGTTTCGCTCTTGCGCGCCCTCATTCCTATATGGGCATCAAATATAGGGTATATCGTGAGCAAATCTTCGCTGTGTATTTCAGACTTCACGATCTCTGGAATCGCCTTTATGCTGTCCATAGCATTGCGGATATATTCTATCTTTTCATGGAGAGATTCATCTTTTGGAATCTTAAAATATAGGGACGCCTTTTCTGTCTTCAGCCATCCAGAATGCAAGATTTCTGAGTCTTGCATTCCAGCGTCGTCCATCGCCTGAGATACGGCTGGGTCAATGCTTTTTTCAGCGCGCGCAATAATTCTCTTAACGGATCGTTGATTCAATCCAGTTCTGCGCGCGACTTCGGCCTTGTTCCCGATTTCAAGATATAAATCATATATCTCTTTTTGGCGCGGCGTCATTTACACGCCGCGTCAATCATCATAATCAGTTTTGCACCAGTCACAACGGAGGCGTCCCCGCCGTCTTCCGCCAATGCCGCTGCGTGTTTTGTCCGAATGGACGAAGTCCCGTCACAGATGGCGGGCTTATTTGCCACGCTCACGCAGCCAGTCACGAAGGACAGCAGGATCACTGCTGATAGTGTTTTCAACATCGTCAATCTCCTTTCTGGTTTTGGCATAGCCTTCAGCGGCCTTCAGGGCGGTCTGCTGGCGCTGATCGCGCTTCCCAGCCATCCACGCAGCAAAGATAATTGCAACAGCGCCTGCGGCCCACAGGGCGGCGCGCTTGAGCCATCCAAACATCAGCGGTCACCCTCCGCCCACTTGCGCAGGCGCTCACGCATGATCAACAACGCAGCCAGCACAACCACGCCACAGAAGGCAACGGCGACGATCTGGGCCGTCCCGCTAAGAGCAGAAACCGCAGAGATACCAGCGCCAGCAGCAGACACGATCTGAATGGCGCCTGCCTGCATGGTGCTGGACTCTGCGGGGCTTTCGCGCAGCGCGTCGGGGGCTGCAACGGTTTCGCGGGTTTCAATGCGTGTGGCAATCACCAAAGATTCTGTCAGGAACAGATCGCGTTCCGCAATACGGCGGCGCGTCAGGCCAGCCAGAACCTTGCCGCCAGCCTTATTCCACATCAGGATGGCGTCTGCTGCTTTTGCGTGATCCCCAGCGTTGAAGTAACGCAGCGCCGAAGACTTCTTGAATGCCCCAAGGCCGATGTTGTAGGCCAGAGAGACAAATGCCCCGAACTCATTTTGGGTGGTGGCGCGCGTCAGCAGCTTGGCCACTTCGGTGGAAAACTTTTCAAGGGTGATGTTTAGGTAATGGTCGGCTTGCGCTTGGGTGATCGTCATACCTTCGTGTGGGATGACGCCAACGCCAGCGGCTGCGGTCGTGCCGTAGCCAATGGTCCAGACCCCTGCGGGGCATTTGTATGCCTTCAGGCTGCAACCCTCGAAGGATTTAATCAGCGCGATAGATGCCTTGTTGATCATTTGCGTAACGCCTCTTCGATATTGGACAGTTTGTCAAACACGGTCTGGAACGATGCCTGTATCTGCTTGAACTCACGGTCGTGGGCTTCTTTGTTGGCGGATGCGGTGGCCTTCAAGACAGCAATGTCGGTGTCATGCGACTGCTGCTTATTGTACACGAAAAAGATAATACCAATGACTGGAGCCACTGCCCACTTCATCAAAAACTCCAGAACATCCATCACTTAACTCCCACTTTGATCAAGGCTGCGAATTTCGTCACGCCACAATTGTCGATACACCTTAATCTCCGAGGCATCCTTGTCATAGTCTGGAAGGACTTTGTAATCGGTGGAATCAAGAAGAAACTTTAACTCTGCAATGCGATCCAAACGAATTTCTTCTGGGGTAGGGCCTTGGATTGGGGGCGGAAAAAAAGACCCATTAGTGAATGTCCAACCAATTTGTGCGGTGTCGTGATGATACCACCCCTCTGGGGCGGTGTCGCGGTTTTCATCCGAAGATATATTCACCACAAGGCCATCTTTAACCTGAACAAATTTCATCCCAGTTCCTCCACCATAACAAAACCGCCAGACCCAGCCCCGCCATTGGCAGTTGCAGCCGTAGTTCCAAAACACCCAGCGCCGCCACCACCAGCGCCGTATCCCGTTGCGGCACCACCATCGCCCGCGCCGTTTAGGCCGTTAGCGACTAATCCAAGTCCGCCAGCGCCATACGGTCCTGACCCGCCATCGCCCGAAGATGCACAGGAGCCTCCTGCGATTGTAAGACCTGAGAATCCATTTTGGCCAGCAAGATTCAATGTCCCACCAGTAGCTGTAGTACTACCAGCACCGCCCCTGCCGCCGTTAGAGGCTGCGGTTGCTGTCCTAGATACCCCAAAAGAGCCGCCGCCCGCAGAAAGAGAAACAGCACCACCAGAAAAAGTGGTTGTCCCCCCATTTGATGCGGCTGTAGAGGTTGAAGCGACCCCACCAGCGCCGCCGCTGCCAACAGTGTAGGTGTAGGGCGCGGACAGGGAAGTTATAACGATTGATGACACTGCCCCAGCGCCACCGCCGCCAGCGGCCCCGCCAGTTCCCGCCGTTCCGCCTGCCGAAACATACCCACCACCGCCGCCGCCGCCGCCAATAGTAACCCTAATGGCTTTTGTGCCTGTGGTTGGGGTGTAGGAAGCGCCAGTTCCGGGTGTAAGAATACGTAATTGGCGCAGAGAATACAACTGACCAGAATCGTTTGTGACGGAGGTAAAAACGCCAGTTGATGGTGTTGTTGCGCCCACAGTGCCATTCAGCGCACCGTTGGTGATCGTCGGACCCGTCCCTAAAACCACTGCGCCAGTGCCTGTCACCGAACCGAAATCAGTAAAGCCGAACTCCCAGTCGGCGGCGGTGGTCAGGGCCGTGCCGATGCAGGTCACCATTGCGGTCATGCCCGCAATGACGGTGCAGACCAAGTTCCCGCCAGACGAGTTGACGGTCAGGTTCCCCGTGGAGTTGTTGACGATGTGGAATGTCCACCCGGTGGTCAGCGTCGAGGTGACGGGCAGAACAACCGTCTGTGTGGTTGATCCCGTGAAAAGCTGATACTGGGTGCTTGTGTTGGTCAGGGTCGTTGTCCCTGCCGCCGTTGCCGTGGCCGTGTAACCCATGAGCGCAGCATTTACCGCCGCAGTGCTTACAGCGTTGATCCCAGTGCCGCCATTTCCCAGAGGTAGCTCACCAGATACCTCAGTTGCCAGTGCGACCGCGCCAAAAGTTGGTGCGCCAGAGGCGTTGCCGTGGAGAACCTGAGACGATGTCCCTGCGGCGGTGGATGCCATCGCGGTGGTGCTGGTGCCGTATACCACGCCGTATTGCGTCAGGTTGCTGGCCTGCCCCGTGCCGCCCCCACTCACTGGAAGGGTTCCGAAGGCGGGAGCTGAAGTTCCTGCCGACACCAAAGCTTGACCTGTCGTGCCTGCGGCGGTGGATGCCATAGCTGTGGCGCTGCTGCCATAGATAACGCCACCCTGCGTCAATGCAGCACCTTGCCCTGTGCCGCCATCAGCGACAGCCAGATCGGTGATGCCTGTGATGGAGCCGCCCGTAATGGCAACGGCACTGGCATCCTGCGTGGCAATCGTGCCAAGGCCAAGATTTGTGCGCGCGCCAGCGGCTGTGGTTGCACCCGTTCCGCCAATATTAACTGGAATAGGCAGCGTTGTTGGGAGACCTGCTCGGCTGGCGGCAATGATCTGACTTAACGATATTTTCTTTGACGTTCCAGACTGGACGCCCTCAAATAGTTCCTCGCCAGCCAAAGATGCAACCGCAGGGAGATTGGGTATTTGTATGTTGCTCATCAGATCGGTCCTGTCTCTGGAACTTCAGTGTTACCATACGGCAATCCAGCCTCGGTGGCTAGGGGTGGGGTCTGCGCGGCAGGGTCAGTTCCTGGCTGTTGGTTCAAGCTGCCGTCAGCGCCGCCAGTCTGCTGGACGACGCGCTTCTTGTCATTCTCGGTGATGCGGATGTCACCATCGGGGACCATCAGGCCAGTCTTGACGTTCATGGTGGCGGGCAGGCTGGTCAGGCGATAGTCCGTCTCGGCGTTGACGAATTGCTCTGGACGAGCGTTCATAATTGGCATCGGATCGGCTGGCAGAACGATAGACCGAAGCTGCTGCTGCGGATCATCCATGCAGTGATTGCACACCAGCAGGCGCTTGTTGATCATTGACGCGCCAGCCCAGTCATACTGCCAGCCCAGATCAACGTGATTGTATACTCCGCCACATCTATCGCATACACCTGCCGCCTGGGGATTCCTCGAACTGATCCGAGCGCGACCTTGCTTTGACGCATATGCCATTATGCATTCTCCATGTAAGAGAAAATTAAGCCTTTTGTGTGCTTTCTGGTTCCATTGCAAACCTCCGATATTGTAGACGGATTCTTGAGTCCATAATTTTTTGCAGCAGATGTCGCGGAGTCAAACTTCATGCCGTCGGTGACGCAAATTACCTTCTTTTTGTTGGGGGCTGACCTTCCAATAAGGGACTTTGACAAGGCATCAATGTGAGATTCGGACCTTTTTGAAAGCTTCAATCCTTTTCTGCGTTTGTTTGACGCAGATACAGCTTCTCTTTGATGCAATTTTATTTTCTTTCCAGTGTTTGACAGGCTTATTTTTTTCTTGTGTTCTTCTGAATGAGGTCCAGTTTTTCCCTCACCCCCGTTTGAATGGTTGGCAAGATTCGCACCAAATTTACGCCAGAACGAAATGCGTTCAATTTCAAGAGAAAATGCATCATCCTCCGTCAAACCCGTTGCTACCATTCGGACTTCCATACCGCTACCT